ATTCCTACCAACCCCATCACGGAGCAGTTGAGCGAACAGGCTCTCCTTCAAGCCATGACCCCAGCAGAACTGCGTGAGAAAGCAGGCTTGCCACCGATTGAAATCAAGACCGAATCAAGCGTTCAAGACGTTATCACGGCTATCAATTCGCTCTCTCCGTTGGTTGCCAACAAGGTCTTGGAATCCATGTCAGCAAACGAAATCAGGGCCTTGGTGTCCTTGCCTGCAAAGGCAGAGGGTTCGGGTCTTGCAGGAGCAACTGCAGCCGTAGAGGTCAGCCCTGAACCTACTGCACCGCAAGGCTTGGCATCGAACGACAACATCAAGAAACTATCGGGCCGTGAGTACCAAAACCTGATGCGAATCGTGCGTCAGTATATGCAGGATAAAATCACGCTGGAGATGGCTCGGACCATGCTATCAGCCGGCTTCGGTTTGTCAGCCCAAGAGATTGACACGATGCTCGGAGTTCAGTCCCAAGAGTTCAGCGAACCGACTTGGGGCCAAGAGGACGACGAGGACTACGGCTGGGGCGACGAGGAGTTCAAGGTCTTGGAGGTGGTTGCAAGCAAGTTTGGAAGCCATGCAGACGATTACCATGTGATGCACTCCAAGCCAATGCGGTTCGACACCAACATCGACGAAAACATCCGTTTAGCCTTTGCCGAGTTAGGCGAAGAAGAAGTCGAACTTGACAAGAAGATTGAGGCCTACCGCAAGAAGAACCGGGAAGCCAGCGTTGAAGAAATGGCTAAAGAGTTCGGGGTCAGCAAAGCCAAGGTTGCCAAGCGAGTAGCCTACCTAATCACAAAGGACCGCTACCCAATCAGCCGGGCCGTGGACAAGATTGCCGAGCAGAACCTGCCAAAGAACGTGAAGGAAGTTGCCGAGCCAGTACTGGAGGTCCGATACAAGTACGCATGGGCGACAGGTTTCAGCAACAAGGACAAAGGCTCCAGCCGTGAGTTCTGCAAGGTCATGTTGGACTTAGCCGGGCAGGGCAAGGTTTACACCCGTGAGGACATCGACGGGATTTCTGCAATCATGGGCTACTCCGTATGGAATCGCAGGGGCGGTTGGTATCACACGCCCAGCGGAGTGAATAGACCCCAATGTCGCCATGTATGGGAGCAGCAACTCGTCATCCGTAAAGGCAATAAAATTACGAAGGCATGAAGGCACTATTCATAAGCGAAGAAACGCTGCTCGACAATAGCATCATCAACGAGAACGTATCCTACACGCAGATACGCCCAACGGTCATCAAGGTCCAAGAGATGCGGATTCAGCCCATCGTTGGCTCTCCGTTGTATGGGGAACTCGTAAGCCAAGTGGTCAGCGGTTCAACGTCTGCACTCAACCAAACACTGCTGGAGGACTACATTCAGCCTGCAATGATTCAATGGCTCTACTACGAGTTGCCCATGGTCCTTGCGTTCAAATACATGAACAAGGGGATGGTCCGTAGAACGAGCGAAGAATCAAGCCAAATGAGCATGGAGGAAATCACCCGGCTGACCGACAAAGTGAAGAACGATGCCGAGTGGTACTCCGAACGGATTACTCGCTACCTGATGGAGAACCGCAACGCCTACCCTCTTTGGAACTCGCCTCCTTCTGCTTTGGATACGATTTACCCGAACGCCACCAACTACCGCACAGGGATGGTCCTTGACCGCAACAGGAGGATGGGAATCAGCAACCTTGACTACCCCTACCCTTACGGTCAATTCGGGGCGTGTAATGACTGCTAACGATGGGCGCACACAAGAAGAACATACTGAAACTGCAGAATTATGTCATGGATAAAAATCAAGCAAGCCCTGCTGGACCTTGCAAATGCTCATCCACAGGTCAACTCGTTCGGGACGGGCGACCCTCTTGCGGTAGGCACGGACAACACCATCAACCTGCGAACCCCAAGCCGTGAACGCATCGTCTATCCGCTCGTTTTTGCGGACGTTCAGTCTGCAAATACTGACGCTGGTACTTTGGACTTGGTGGTTGGGGTTTACTTTTCTGACCGTGTTGAATCCATTAAGCCGATGGGCGGAGTGGTTTCGGGAAGCCCTACGCTGGGTTGGCAGGATAACGAAGATGAGGTCCTAAGCGACCAGTTGCAGATAGCACAGGACTTCATATCGTCGCTCACAAACGACCCAAACGAGGATTGGACCCTCTCATCCAGCGTATCGCTTACCCGCTTCGTAGAGAGCCGGGATGACCGCACGGCTGGATGGCAGGCGACGATGACCTTTGAGATTCCTTACTCTCACTCGGTTTGTGAAATTCCCACATAAAAGACATTTACAATTAAACGCTAAAAAATGCCTACACCCATATTGCAACAAATGCTCGGCCAAGGCGGTACGATGGAGTTCGTTGACGGAGCCGTAAGCGGTAAGGTTTACGACTTCGTAGTCGTCAATGCTGCTGCTACTTTCACGGTCTTAACGGGAACTGGAAGTGAGAACCTGATAACCGCTTACAACTTATCGGGCAAATCAGTTTCCGCTGGCATCGTTATCAGCGGAAGGAACGGAGGCAAGATTACTGCCGTTACCCCAAGCGCAGGTTCCGTCATCGGTTACACCTTCCTCTAATGCTGATAGGTTACGGCTACGGCTACCCGACCAATATGCTCATCGGCGGACTTGCTGCCGGGGTGTGGGGTGCTTTTAATGCAAGGGCTACGGCTGACGGGGCTACCGCTGCCGAGGCTGCCGTGAATGGTTGCCTGTTCGTCCGATTCGCTGCAATCTTCAACTTCTAACAATGCCGACACCTTCGCTGATTTTAGTACCTGCACGCTTTAAGACAGGCAAACTTTACACCCCAGTCGCTACGACTTCGGGCGGTTTGGTATTGGGAGCATCGGGCGACTTCAATGTTACCCGGGCAACGACTGCGACAAGGGTCAACGCAAGCGGATTGATTGAGTCGGTGGCTTCGGGGATTCCGAGGTTGGATTACTTCGCAAGTGGTGGCGTTGTTGGCTGCCCTGCGTTGTTGGTGGAGCCACAGGCGCAGAACATTATGGCGCAGTCCGAAAATTTAAGCAATAGCATTGAGTGGAGTCAAACGTTTGTCAATGTATCGGGCAGCGCAATCGCATCGCCTGACGGCTTGGCTTCGGGGACTTTACTTGTTGCAACTTCGGGTAATTCGCAGCACAATATCAACAAAAACGCAACGACATCAATAACGAGCGGGACAACAATTACTGCAAGTTGTTTTTTCAAAGCGCACGGAACAAACACATTTGTTCAAATTGCCGTTGGTGGTTTTACTTTTTCGCCTGCAAGTCCATTTGCAAACTTCAATCTTTCGGGAAATGGCGCAATAACAACAGGGACCTATTCATCGGCCTTTATTCAAAACTACGGAAACGGGTGGTATCGTTGTGGATTAACTGCAACCGCTGCTGCGAATGGCACAAACAATTTAGCGATAGTTCCCATTATTGCAAGCGGAACGGCAAGAAACCCAACCTTTGCAGGCGATGGCGTTAATGGCGTTTACGCTTGGGGCGCACAGGTAGAAACAGGCTCCGTCGCAACCTCCTACATCCCCACAACTGCCGCAGCGGTAACCCGCAACGAAGAGGTTATCAGTGTAACAGGCGCAGTCAGCGGATGCATCGGGCAAACGCAGGGGACGATTTATGCGGAGGTGGATATGAGGAATTTAGGTGTAGGTGTGTCCATAATAAATATACAAACGTCTTCTTATCTCAGCGGTGCAGTAAGAATAGACACAACCGCATTAAATCAATTACGCATACAAATAAGAGATGCATCGGGAAACAATAGGCTTGATGCAACAATTGTGAGCCCAAGCCCAACGCTATCTGCTGGAATCAATAAAATAGCGGTAGGATATAGCAGCGATGCAAGTGGCGTTGTTGTTGCCCTGAACGGCTCGGTAATTGCAACTACAACCGTAAGCGCATCGTTTGGCACGCTTGGAGCAAATCGTGTTTATTTGGGGACAAGGCAAATAAGCGGTTTTAACGATTTATTCATCAACAACCGCATCCGTGCTGCTGCCCTCTACACCACTCGTTTAACCAACGCTGAACTCGCTGCCCTTACGACCCTCTAATGGCTACCTTCCGCAAGTATATCTTCCCCAAGCAGGCCGACGCTGACAAGGTGCTGGCTCTATGCACAGGAACGACCGCTGCGGTTTCCCTTGGGGTCTTGGATGGCCTTGTGTGCTACGACATCCTTTGGGAGGGCGACGCACCCGAAGAGGCCACCCAGCACGAAACTTGGCCCGAACCTTGCGGAGTCCACGCCTTCGCTGGATGGGAGGAACAGTACACCGAGGACTACCACCAACACAAATCACTATGAGAATCTTTCGCAAACGCAACCCCGAAACACCAAAACTCCCTTTTATGAAATCAGCAGTCATCGCTTTACTTCGCCACCTGTTAACCTTCATCGGTGGTACACTCGTCGCCAAAGGCATCATCGATGCAGCCACTCTCACCGAAATCATCGGTTCCGTATTGACCTTGCTTTCAGTTGGTTGGATGGCCTTGGATAAAACAAAGGGCGAGAAGTGAACCTAATCGAAACAAGTGTGGTAACAACCCTCGGTGCAATAGCCGGGGGCGTTGTCGCTTGGTTTACCAAGGGCCGATTCGAGTCGGAGTCCCTGCAAGTCAAGCAGGCCCAAGCGGTCTTGGCTATGTGGCAGGCGACTGCCGAAGCGCAAAACAAAGAGTTGGTGGAATTAAGAAATGAGGTTGTAAGTTTGCGTCAACGACTTGAGGAAATGGAACATACCATCCACGAACTCCAGTCCGAAAACGCACAACTTAAAAACCTCGTATGATTCTACCAGCCACCAAGCACACCCGAAACATCCACGAAGTAACCTGCCAATCAGGGCAGGAGTTCTTACTTGTCAGCGACCTGCATTGGGACAACCCCCATTGCGATAGAGGCTTGCTGAAAAATCACTTGGACGAAGCCGTCAAGCGGAATGCTGCCATCATACTCAATGGCGACACTTACT